ATCTTATACCATTACTGATATAAGGCCCATTTAAATCTAGGCAGCCAACATAGTATCCCAGTAGGGGTCTGGTACTGCATACCCAAAGAAAGTTCTAAACACAGCCAAGTCGAACTTGGCGTTGTGGTATCATATTTACTCATATATTTCTATATGTACTGACTATCTCTTCAATTTATATTTTAAATTGTATGGCGCTTCAAACAACGTGTTAATAGTTGTCTTACTTCCTTACGGAATAGTCGATACACTTTTAAATTAAAGTTTGGTTACTAAATAACTTTTATCTATACTATAAGAATGTATTACTTGATTAGTTGCATAATCTTCTGTATGCCAACAAAAATGTTTATTACTTTTTCTTCTGGTTTCTTTTCCTACATCCTTACACATTGATTCAAATTTCTTCCTAGCATATTTTTCATCTGTGGTTGAGAATATTACATCTCCAACACAACTAGAAGATGCTCTATCATCTGGGCCAAAATTACCTGTTGTAAATACTATATTATATATTGTGGTTGCAACATAACCCTCTGGTATTTCTATTTCATAATTATATTGTAAACAATATTTTATTAAATCTTCCATACAAAGTATATATCCTTTTACTAATACATCATAACTTGCTGTTGGTATTAAATTATCTTTATGTTTATTATATTCAAACCACTCTTCATTACATATAAATTCATTTTCATTTTTTAATTTTATACATACTTTTTCAGTCATTTTTGTTGTTATATTCTCTCCTTTAATTTACTTAGCACGGTATTAGCTTATCTTTTTTAAGACTTAGCTTCCCTTACTCATAAACTATTTCTAGTTCTGAACCGTTAGCAAAATGTATTTTTTTACATTTCACACCCAGTAACAAACTGGTTCACCATATTTTTCACAATTATATTATTGTGGGGCCTACCTTTCTCTGACCCACTTAAACTTTCTTGTCTTGAATACATTGCCAAATATTTCTTTTATCTTCTCTGGTGCTATTTGATTTTTTAATCTACCTGAAATGGCAGATATATGATTAATAGGTATATACAATGCTTCTTTACCATTACATACTGATATACCAACTAAGGTATCTGTAAGAGTATTTAAACCTGTTGTTTCTGTATCTATACCTATTACTCCTTCATCTGGTGTTTCTTCAAAAAACCTTACTAATACTTCTGGCTCTATTACACACTTACTTGTATCTTTATATTTACCTAATTTTTCTTCAACTAATTTTTTAGCTTGAACTATTAAGGTATCTAATGTTTCACCCTTTTTTAATTTAAAATCTCTTGTAGGTTTATCTGTCTTTATTCTAAGGGTATCTGATTTAGTTATCATTTCTGGTGTTATATCCCAAAGAGGCATAATTTATTACACCTCCTTAAAACATATCTGTTGTTCTTCTTGTACTATTAAATTGTTGTCCACCAAAGTTTTGATTTCCAAATCCATTTTGTTGTTGTCCACCAAAGTTTTGATTTCCAAAATTTCCTTGAGCTTTTACAGGGAATTGATAATTACCTGGTTTTATCATTTTTAATTCATCATTTGTTTTTAATTCTCCAAATGAATCTCTTGTTCTATTATCATTATCTCCTGTCTTGATTAGTTCATAATCTGTGCTTGTTCCACTACCAGTTCTTATAATTTTAAATACTTGTCCTGATATTGGTGCTTTTCCATTAAAATCTTCTGTATGAACTGCTAATTTCTTTTCAAAGTTACTACTTCTTACCCAATATTGAATTTCTTTAGTATCTTCATTATATATTGGTACAATATATCTTGCAACTTGTGCTAATCCTTGTTCACAATATATACAATCAGATTTTGGTGATGCTTCTGTTTCTCTTGCACATAATACATTTTGTGGATATTGACTTTGCCCATTAGGGTCTTTTACACTATGGCACGCCTCTGGCTCCATATCATCCATTGTGTTATATAGAAATCTAACCATTGCTGATTTTCCTTCATCTAACTTGAAATATGAACTACCTCCTCCACTTAAATTTCTTGCTTGTTCTCTTGTTAATTTCATAACAAAATACCTCCTTTAAAATTTTTATTTTAGCAATTTCACTGCTGAATTGTGTTAGCAATTTCACTGCTCTAATATACTATATCACCTTAAAGCATAAAAAAAATTACTAAATATCTTTTAGTAATTTTCTTTTTAATATTTATAGTAGCTTTTCCATTCATTAAATGTTCCTATATACATATTTTTAAATTGTTCTGGTGTCATATCATTTATATCTTGCCCATCTGGTACGTTTGCAACATATACTTTTTTATCATTTTGTTGCAAAAATTTACCTAACTTACTAATTCCTTTTCTTCCAGCATCATCTCCATCTAATGCTAATACATAGTCATTACACTTAACTTCTAGTAGTTGCTTATATTGTGCTTGTGTTCCAGTTCCTAATAATGCTACTCCTGCCTTTCCATATTCATATAAAGACCATAAATTAAATGGGCCTTCTACTATATATAGATGTCTTATAAAAAATGGTAGTTCATATACACCATATAATGGTTTTACAAAATTTTGTGGGTATACATATTTCTTTTCTTGTATTGCTCTTCTTCCTAAACCTAATGTTCTTTTATATATATCTCTTATTGGAAATGTTATATGGTCATTATATGGGTCATAACCTATATCATATACCTCTGCTGTTTCCCTTGATATTCCTCTACTCTTTAAATATGCTGGGTATGTTTGCCTATAAACTCTTAAAATATCTTCTTTTACATAATTAGACCTATCTGGTTGTTGGAATTTAACATATAAATTTTCTTGTTCCTGTATTATTGTTTCTCTTGCAATAGTTGTTTCTAACCCAAATCTTGCTTCAACTTCATCTTCATTATATTTATCTCCTAACATATATCTTACCATAGAAGATATATCTGTTACAGTTGAACAACTGAAGCAATGACATAGTCCTACTGGCCCATACTCATCACTATGTAATTTTATACCCATACTGGGTTTTTGTTCTTGTCCGCCTTTATGATATGGACAACTAACCATTATGTTATTTGATGTGGTTTTTATTCTGCCTAAATAATGCTTTCCTGTTTTAGCTAGTACATACATTCTAATTTCATTTAATAACTCTTCATCTAGTACCATTTTATTTATTGCCTCCTAAAATGTTCTATTACTTCTAAACATACTATCTGCATTTCTAGTTGGTTTTCTCATATTTACTTGTGTGTTTATTTCTTGTATTGGTTTAAATTTATTTATACCAAAGTCTACTTCATATCTTTGTGTCATAGCACTACTACCATATCTATTTTTTAATATATTAAGTGTTAGCATACCCTTATCATTTTTCATTGATATTACCCTTGTTGCATTTTGTGCTACTGCATCTGATTCTGCTATATTTTCTAGTGCTGGTCCATCTTTATTTTCTCCACCTTGTCTATTACTTTGTACTAATAATATTACTGGTATAGAATACTTAGATGACAATGTAAATAAATCCATACTTATATTTCCATATTGTTGTCTTAATGGGGTGCCTGGTTTACTTGTATTATCTTCCATTAAAGATAATTGGTCAATAACTAACATTGTTAAATTTGTATCTACTATAAATGTTTCTATATCATCTACTGTTGCTCTTCTTCTTAACTCTTTTTGTGTTATTATAGGTATGCTTAAATTTTTTTCTCTAATAAATGCTATTGCTTCCTCTCTTGTTGTTGTATGTGTTTGTTTTGCACAGCATATTATTCTTTCTTGTAACTGCTCTTGGCTCATTTCTCCTGAATAAATACCAACTCTTTCTCCTGCTAAGGCAGCAGTTATTGCAAATTTTAATCCTAGCCAAGATTTACCTTGTCCAGTTCTACCCATAAATACAACTAATTCTTCTCCCCTTTGCCAACCAACTAGTTTTTCATCTAATTCTTTGAACCCAGTACTTATAGTTTCTTTTTTATTTCCTAACTGACCTTCTATATTATCAAATAAATCTACTGCTTGTACTTTATGATTTAATAATTTTGCATCATTATATATTCTTCCTAATCTTTCTATATATAATTGCGGGTCAGTATCCATTTCATTTTGATGCTCATTTAATTCATTAGTTGCATAATTTAGATATGATACTGTATAATCATCTTTTAAAGCATCACAGGCTCTTTGGTAATCTGTATAATTAAGATATTCTTGTAATGATACATCATCTATTCCAAATCTATACTGCAATGTTTGAAATTCTGGGTAGGCTTCTGAATTGGCTGCATCTTTTATAAACTGATATAGCTTATGATTTGCTACTGAAAAATATTTTATATCCATATTGTTCTTAATCATAAGTTTCCAATTTTTTTCTCTAACAACACCTAGTAACAGAGCTTTCTCTATATAATCTCTACTAGCCATATTTATAATTCTCCTTTGATTTAGATATGTTTATATACCTCATTTCTAAAATCATATATATTGGTTACATCCATAACATTCATAATTTCTTCATTAAAATTAGCATATAAATCAGATGCATTATTACCTTTCATAAAAAACACATTTCCTAATTTATTACCATATCTCACAGATAATATTTCATATAATTTAGCTGTTTCATAATTTGTATCTGCCAAATTAAATTTATCCCAGAATATAAAATCAGCATCATATATTTCACGATACAATGTCTCAAAATCATAATTAGGCCTTGGAAGAACTGTATCTTGATTTCTAATATTCCTATCCATCAATTTTTTACAATCTTCCATAAATAAATTTGTGTCTATATATAACATAGTATGTATATGTTCATCTTTTGCTAATCTATCTATTGTGTATTGCTCAATTAAATATGATGCTATATACCCACTTTCTTTAAAATTAGGTAACCATACAACACTACTTAAATTATTATCTATAATATGGATTATATCATTTTTAAGTATATTTAATTTTGTCATATTTGTAGGAACTGTACTCATCATATGAGTTAGATTACTTAGTGATTTAACTGCACCTCCAGTTGTATCTATATATTCAATATAATATCTTATAGGTAGATGTGAATAGTCTAAAACAGCTTGTACTCTTCTTTCATACATTCCTATTAAATCATCACTAGTGCAATTTGTAGTTTGTATTACTGCATCTATTATTCTGTCTGCTATATGCTTACCTTGTTCCACTATATTACCTCCACTGTACTAAAATATTGTTCTAATTCCTTTTGTGTAACACCTGAATTAAACTGCACTCTTTTTGGTATAACCTTATCTGGTGTTTTCTGCTCAATTATATTTTCTATTGCCTTATTTACATATACTGATTTTGATTTAAGAGTTCTTTTATCATTACTATATCTAATTATTGCCCATTTTAATTGAAAAACAATTTCTGTATAATTTTCTACTGTATCTGCTGTTGTAATATCCATAAATTCTTTGTCACAACAATTTTTTAATAAATCTTTTACTAAATACTTAAACCTTTCTAGTTCTAAACCAGTTGTACCAAACATAACTAATCTGGTTCTTAAGTATGCAGTAAGTGCATACTTAGTATTTATTGAAATATTAGGTAAGTCATTTATCCAACCAAAGAAGGAATGAGTATCTATTTTTGACTGTTTTCTACTATTTGCTTTAACTTGTTCTAGTGAAAATGCCATATATACTCTCCTTTCTTTGATACAGTTAGTTTTCTTCTTTTTCACTTTCAATTTGTTGTACTTGTGATTTATCAGCCAAACTTGAATTAGTTAGTTTATATACTATATCACCTAATACTTGAACTGTTATATTTGATTTGTTGTATGATAAATACTCCTTTGTTAGAATTCCTAATAATTCTAATAATGTAGTTTTATTGTATCTAAATGTTTTTCTAAAATCACTTAATCTTAATATATCACTTGCACTTTCATTAGTCTTAAATCTAAATGTATTATAATATTCTTGAATTATACTATTATTAGTTTCATCAGATAAATTTTCTATTGGTTTTATCTTATCTGAATCATAATCTAATTCAATCTTATATCCTACCTTTTTTAGTATAGTAGTCATTTCTCTTGCACTTACTTCTACTGGGTGTTCTACAAAGTTTTGATACATAGCATATAATTCTTCTGCTTGTTCCTGTGCATATTTTAAAAATTCATTTGTATCAAATCTTGTCAAAAATTCATAGTAACTATCACATTCCATTTCACAACTTAATGATGGTATTAGTGTATATCTGCTAAATACTAGAATTCCAGTATAAACTCTATATTTTGATTTTTGATGATTTAATTCTAATACTATAACTGGTGTATGTGGGTCAGTATCTATACTACTATCTTTACTATATAATATCCACTTATTCAAACCACCATTACCTTCTTCAAAGAATTTACGAGTGTTTGTAGTTGTTGTTAATTCTAAATTGAATTTTTGATTTAAATCTTCTAAACTAGCTACTCTCTCTTCTTTTTGTAGGTCTACAATATCTACAATATCTCCTGATTCTGTTGTTAAATACACTACTGATGATTTAGCTAATTCAAATTTTTCATCATCTCTTGCTCTATCTAAACAATCAGCTAATTGCTTATCTCTTAATTGGTTCCAAATATTCTCTGCCTTTTTATATACTTCTTTACTTGTTGATTCTTTGATATTGATTTGTTTGTGTATATATTGAATTGCACCTTTTTGCAACTCAAATGCTACCATTTTTTCTCCTTCTTCTAGTTCTAAGTACATTTTTGTTGGTGATGCCCATTCTACACTTATTGGTCTTGTACAACTTGTTAAAAAATTTGCATATTGTCCCATAATATCTCTCTCCCTCTAAATTAAATCTTCACTCATAAGCTCATCTTCTGGTGAGTGTTTTTGTTTTATTTGGTTATAATGCTTTGCAATTTTAAGTGCTTGCTTTCTATTTACAAATACACCATTATATGTAATGAAACCTTGCTCAGCATTTCTTAATATGCCTTTATCTTCTTGCATAAAACAATCTGCGTGGCATTTACCACTATACACTTTACCATCTTGTCTTAATGCAGATGCTATTATATGCCCATATTTTATATCATAATATTTATCTGTAAATAACATTATCTACCTCCAAAAAAACAAAATAAAAATAGTAGGGTACTTTTTAGTTCCCTACTATACTATATCACCTATAAATTATTTTACTGACCTAAACTATTCAAAAATTCTTCTTCTGTTAATATCATTACCCCATATTTTTGTGCATCTTTATTTTTACTAGAGCCACTATTAGGAGTATTTGTTACTAAATACTCACACTTTTTTAAATTACTTGTAAGCTCATAACCATACTTGCTAATATAAGCCTCAAAGTCTTTTCTCTTCATTTTTTGTAATGCACCAGTTACTGCTATATATTTAATTTTTGAATTATCTTTAACATCTTCATATACTATTCTATCTAAATTCCACTTATTTATATCAGAACTTAAATATAATAAATTTAAAAATTTAACTCTATTATCAATTAAAGATTGTGTTGTTGCTTCTTTTACTACATCTAATAATTTTGCACCTACATAATTCTTAAAAGCAGATACATAACCCTCTGGTCTATAAATATCTAAATATGTATTATACCAATAATCAAGAACTAATTGAGGTTCTTTTGCTAATAACTTAGATGTCTTATCACCTAATCTAGGAATATTTAATGCTACCAGTGCTTTTTCCATAGGTACTTTTTGATTATATAACTTATCAAAGAATTCTTGTACTTTTATTTCTGTAAGACTTAACTTCCTTGTATTCAAATCATTTAATATGAAATCTCTTTTAGTGTATAAAGTATTTATATTAGTGACACCATACATATCAAGATATTGTTTCATCAAAGTCCATTGTAATCCATCTGTTTCTCCTATATTTTCACACCACTGCTGTAAATCACTTAATTCAATATTAGGACATTGTGAATTATTGCACTTTAAATCCACACCATCCCAAATTAACGCTGCTCCGCATTTAGGACAATATTTTGGTAATGATTTATCTGCTACCTGTAGTACACTTAGTATTTGGGGGATTATCTCATTTGACCTAGTAATCTCTACCTCTGCACCTACCCCCAGTTCCATATCTCTAACCCATTGTGCATTATTACAGGTAGCTCTTTCTACAATAGCACCACTTAGTTCTACTGGCTCTACTACTGCAACCGGTATTAATCTCTGTGTTCTACTTAATTCCCATTCTATATATTTAATAGTTGTAGTTGTAGTTTCTGCTGGAAATTTAAAAGCTACCTCATCAAATAAATACCCATTTGTTGCACTATCATAAACTATATCTGGACTTGTTAATACTAAACCATCTAAACCATAACCCATATTTAAGAAATCATCAAATGTAGCCTGATGATATGTATCCCAAGAAGATTGATTTAGAACTGGATAATAATAAATTGGAATACAATGTGTAAAATTTGTTTTCAACCATTGTAACATTTCTTCTCTGTTTTTAAATATCTGTTTATTTTCTTGACCAACAACCTTATATACAACTAAATCAATAAATTGTATATCTTCGTCAATTTCCTTTCTGTTTATTATTCCAGCTGCAAAATTTCTTGGTGCTATTAAATTGGTATATTTTTGTTGTAATAATATCCAGTTCTTATTACTAATAATTAATTCCCCCCTTACAGCACCAGTAAATGTTTTATCAAATATTCTATTGCCTAGTATCTTATATAACTTCTCTGTTATATCTTTTCCATATATACCATTACCTCGTGTGACTCCTTTTACCAATTGCCCATTCTCATAATATGCTACTGCTGATAGCCCATCCAATTTTGGAGAAATATAAACAGTCTTTTGCTTAAATCTATCTGGTATATCTATATAATTTTTTGTTTTGTCTAAACTGCCTATATGTGAATATTTATGTTTTACCTTATCTCCATTTATTTCAAACCCCCAACCTGTTTTTAGTATTTTTGATGTTGGATCGATTGACCTTAATTTATCTACTAACATATCAAATTGTTCATCTGTAATTTCTGGCTCTCCCATATAATATTTAGATGAGTAATAACTTATCTGTGCTTCTAATTCCTCTTTTTTCATTTTATACCTCCACTTATCTTATTATATCACCAAAACAATAAGAGAGGTAACAATTACCCCTCTTCTCCATATACTACTTTTCCTCTATATTTAATATATTCTATTGACATTATTGGTGTGATTCTATCACTCCAACTAATATCTGAAAATAATTCCCTAAAACTACTTCTGCTACTTACTGGCATATAATAATCAGCTAAATCTAATCTTCTTAAATCTTCTATTGGATAAGAAACTTCTAATGAATTGCCCTTATATCTAAAACCTAATGTAACATTTTTCATATTACCATTATCATTAACAAACTCTTTTATAGCTCTTAATTTCTTTAATATAATACTTTTTGGGTTTTTATCTTCATCTATATCTTTCATAAGCTCTTGTAATCTATCTTGCTTTAATAATCTAAAACCTATATACTCTCTATGATTTACTTTGATGTCTTCTATACCACTATAATAACTGCATAGCTTATAATCAGTTGCGTCTAAATCTTCTTGTATTATTGTATTCGCAAATTTATCTTTATCTATTATATATTCACATACATCTGGTAATCTATTAGGTACTGCTATTTCAAAATATTTTATAATAGTTTGTCCTAACATATTATCTTTATATAAATTTTCTGCCTCTTCTTCTATTGAATCTCTATTTTCTCTAATTGCAAAAAATTCATTAAACTTATCAACAGCACATCTTTTTAATTCATTAGTATTTTCAACTATAACTTTATTATATTCTGACTTAACATATTCTTGTAACTCAGTTACCACATCTCCTAAAATGACTTTTTCATAACTACTTTCTGTATATAATTCATTAAAGTAATCACTAGTTACATATAATATACTTGTTTTAGTATCAAACATACCTTCAAATTGTGCTCTTGAA